GACAGGGCTTATGGAACGATCAATGATCAGCCAGCGGCAATCTCGTTCAGCTGGACTATTACTACTTCACCAGTGCCTGTCGCAAGTTTGAAGCCAACGGCATTGGTTACTGTCGATTCGACAAAGGTTGATGCAACTGCATTGGCTGATCTGGAAGGCATTCTGTATGGGTCAGGCGGGGTAGAGGCTCGTCTCCCACTTCCGGATGAAGTCATTGCTTTGTTCGGTGGCACTGCGCCAACAACGGTGCGGTTGACTGGAGCCAACGCTCCAACTTATGCTTCAGCTACTCATATAGTCACGATTCCGGCAGTTGCTGGAGTCAATTGGACGATCAATGGTGTCGACGCATCAGCAGGAGCTCAGCCGCCAATGACGGCTGGTCAATCCTCGTATGTCCAAGCTACTCCACAGGCCGATCATGTCATCGCAGGTGACGACGACTGGACGTTCGACTACTAACGGGGGCTGCATTGGAAGGAGGCCAGAGAATGCTCACTATTGTAGTTCCAGGTGTCGAGTTGTTCGACGAGCAGAGTCAAGAATTCACCACCCGTGATGATGTGACTTTGGAGCTAGAGCATTCTTTGGTCTCACTGTCAAAATGGGAGTCAATCTATAAGAAGCCGTTCTTGGGTACTGCCGATAAGACGACGGCCGAAGTCATTGGGTACATCAAGGTTATGACATTGACTCCTGAAGTTCCAGAGGAAATTTTCCAGAAACTCTCTGCGACCAACATCAAAGCAATCAACGATTACATCGATGACGACATGACTGCCACTTGGTTTCACGAAGCACCAGGCGCGCCGAAGAGTCGAGAAGTCATTACGTCAGAGGTTATCTACTATTGGATGATTGCTTTCAACATTCCGTTCGAATGCGAGAGATGGCATCTCAATCGTTTGTTCACTTTGATTCGAGTGTGTGGTATCAAACAAGCGAAACCACAGAAGATGAGTCGGTCACAAATCGCAGCGCAGAACAGGGAACTCAATGCTCAACGTAGAGCCCAGTACAACACTACTGGTTAGAAAGAGGGTGACATGACAGCTCTTGTTTGGGACAAGGTAGGTGACCGAACTTATCAAACTGGTGTTGATCGTGGAGTTCTCTATCTTCATGACGGCACAGTTGCGGCTTGGAATGGTCTTACTTCTGTAGAGAATACGGATGTTTCAACTCTGACGTCGTATTATCTCGATGGGGTAAAGTATTTGGACAATTTACTCCCGGGGGATTTTACCGGTAAACTCAAAGCCTTTACCTATCCGGAAGAGTTTGACCAAGTCAATGGAATAATCAGTGCTGCTCCCGGGTTGGCTTATTATGATCAGCCGTCTAAGAGCTTTGATTTGTCGTACAGGACAAAGGTGGGTAATGATCTGGATGGGTTAGATCATGGGTATAAGATTCATCTTCTTTATAATCTCATTGCCAATCCTGATACCTATGTTTTTGCTTCTCTTTCTGGTACGACAGGTGCGCCTATTGAATTTAGCTGGACGTTGACCGGTACTCCACCGCCACTTGAAAATTTCAGGCCAACGGTTCATATTTCCATCGATTCCGAAGATACGCCTGCAGACTTGTTGCAAAGTCTGGAGGATATTCTTTACGGGACAGAAGACAGTACGCCACATCTGCCTTCAATAGCTGATATTGCGGCACTCTTTGGCTATCTGGGTTCGCTTATCATTGTTGATCATGGTGATGGTACGTGGTCAGCCATCGATGAGTCTAATACTTATATTACTATGCTTAATGATACGACGTTCCAGATTGACAATGCTGATGCCACTTATCTTGATGCTACTACGTATCAGATTTCTAGCACAAACCCGGACGACTGAGGAGGTGAAATGTGACTACAGTTACAGGTCTTACTGCTGATCGAATGCTGGCAATTGAAGCTGCGTCAGTTGTCGATGGTGATGTTGATGCTAGTGGCAACTTAATTCTTACTCAGCATGGCGGAACACAGATCAATGCTGGAAATGTTAAAGGCCCACCAGGTCCTCAGGGTCCAGTTGGATCGATGCTTTCGGTTGTTACAGCGCAACCGGTGCTGGATATTGGCATTATCAACCAAATTCGTGCGGGTCGGCAACTTACGGCTGCTGACTTTACAAACATGGGACTATCGGCACCTGTTGCTCTGTGGAATCTCTCAGATGTGTCCGATGCTAGTGGTAATGGTCGAGTTCTTCTCAACAAGGGAGCTGTACCATTTACATCCGGAATTAATGGGGGTGCTAATACTGCAGCACTGCTTACTGGATCGACTGCGCAAGCACTTTATATTTCCGATACGGGTGCAGCGGATCCATTTAGGATTAAAACCGGTTCTCTTGGTTGTTGGTTCAAGACGGCTAAACTTGGTACGCCTCAAGATCTCATAGCTAAGTGGGGTGTTAGTCCACAGTTTGGTTATGTGCTCACTATTGCAAATACTAATATTATGAACGTATTTGTATCAAGTGTTGGATCAGATGCTGTTGCTGTAGCTGGTGTAACTAATGTGTGCGATGATTGCTGGCATTTCGTAGTATCTACATATGATGGGACAGCGATTAAACTCTATGTTGATGGAATTTTAGAAGCAATGGCGTTTGGAAATGGTTCAATATTTGGGTCCACATCGCCTCTAAATATTGGATCTAGACAAGCAGATTCTTCAAATGTAGCAGTTCAACCGAGTTTCGGTCGTATTGATGAAACGTTTATAACTTCTGATGTGCTTTCAGATGATCAAGTTCGTAATCTATATTGTGCAAAAATTTCGCATACACTCGGTGCTCCACCAGCGCGAGTTTCACTCAGTGTTCGTCGGAGTCGTAAGGGTGCTGCGCTTGCATCTTCAGATTTTACGACACAGCCTCTACGTTTGCATAATTTCTCCGGAGGTTCGCTTGGAGATACTGGCTCAGGTGGTGTCGCACTGACCAATAATGGCGGCGCTTTGGCTGTAAGTGGCGTAGATGGGGCAAGTGGAAACGCGTTTAACTTCAATGCCGCTCAGTCGTTGAGTTCGACGGATGCAGGTCTCCCAGCTGCGACTGCTGCGCGATCGTATGGATGTTGGGTCAAGACGAATGTAACTGGTTCTGGAAATGTTGGGATCGTGTCATGGGGAACTGGTACTGGCGCTGCTGCGCAGACGTTTTATATTCTTCTTGCCACTGGCGTCGTTAGTGCGCGTGGTCCGAGCAGTGATGACATAACTGGTCTGCACATTGTAGATGGGCAATGGCATTTTCTTGTTTGCACTGAGGATAATGCAGCAGCTGATGGATTGAGACGTAAATTCTATATTGATGGACGACTAATTGGCAGCACGACTGTACTTAATGCTATTACCTTGGGCGGAGCTAGTCGATTCCGTATTGGATCGTATGCAGATGGGTCCGGCAATTTCACTGGCCAGATTGACTCCGTATTTGTGTGTGGATATGCACTTACCGGAACTGATGTAGCTAAATTGTATGCAAAAGGTTCGATGGTAATGTCGCCTTCACCAAAAAATGTTGGTGATCATATCGAAGGAATGGATTCAAACAATTTGTTTGCTACTTTCGATACACTCGATACCAATGTACAGATTGATATGGCGGTGGCACCATGAGATCGCTAGAACAAGATGTTCCAACTCGTATACGCACCATTCAGGGACTTGTAGCATCAACGGGCGCAATAACTTCAGGTACAGGATTTTCCATTTTAAAAACTGGAACTGGAGTTTATGTTATTTATTTCTTGCCGCGTTTTCGTTATTTGTTAGGTTTGTCTATGGCACTGACCGCGGGCGGAATTATAGTTGTTGCTGGTACTACTTTTCTAGCCGAAAGTGTTACTGTAAATACGTACAACAACGCGGCTGCTTCGACGGACCAGGGATTTAACTTTGTGGCTCGTGGAGTTGCCGCATGAGATTCGCGCTCGCCGGGAGTCTAATTAAACCAGATCCATTGCTTATAAAATTCAATGCTAGTCAGAATTTTGATGCATCAGGGTATATAAGTAAGGGTTATACTAATTTTGACGTGATTTGTATCGGCGGCGGTGGTGGTATGGGTGGCGGCATCGATACTGCAAATACGGGCACCCAAGTTCGAAGCTATGGTGGTGCTGGTGGTGGCGGTGGTCTTCAGTGGGTGCAAGGTCTATTATCCGGTTTACCAGCGGCATGCCCAGTTGTCGTTGGTGCGGGTGGTAGCTTAGGAAACGAAGATGTATCCAATCCCGGTTTCACCACAGATGGCGGAGATGGCGGATATTCGTCTTTCAATGGCACTACGTGTCAAGCCTCCGGTGGTAAAGGTGGACAAAGAGTTCAATCAAACTCTCTAACTATCTCAACATCGGCAAATGGCGGTGATGGCGGAGTAGGAGGTCGTACTGCTGCCGGTGGTGGAGCATCAGGCGGAGTTGTCGGTACTCCTACTGCAACGGGCCCAGGTGTTGCTGGTGTAGATGGAGCTGATGGCACGTGGAACGGCACTATCGGTCAAGGCGGTGGCGGCGGAGCTGGAGGAGTTGGTAAATATGGCTCCGGGGGAACTACGTGTAATGCAGCTACTGCGGGCGGTAAAGGATCTTATAATCCCGGAGATACATCGGTTTATGGTCCAAGTGATGCTCCGGACACAGATCCTGGAAGTGGCTCGCAAAGCGTTATTCCAGGAGGCGCAAGCGGGGCAAAGGCTACACCTCTGAATGGGCTTCCTTATATTTACGGAGCTTCTAAAGGAACTCGACTTCCTGGTGATCCTGGTACTGTAATTCTTCGTCTTACTGCTCAGTAAGGTTATCATGCCGATTGTAATTACGCAGAGAGGTTCTTTCGATAATACAGAAAAATATTTGAGACATCTCAGTCAAGATGATCTGTTTGCCACTCTAAGTAAATATGGCTCATTGGGTGTATCTGCTTTGTCAAATGCCACGCCGTCGCGTAGTGGATTGACGGCAGCATCGTGGTATTACGAAATTGTGACACGTAAAGGATACTATTCAATACGCTGGCACAATCGCAATATGCACGAAGGCTTACCGATCGCCATTCTAATTCAATATGGGCACGGAACTGGAACTGGCGGATACGTTCAAGGGCGAGATTACATCATGCCTGCGATCAGACATATATTTGACCAAATGGCGGCTGAAGCGTGGAAGGAGGTGACCAAAGTCTAATGGCTACTGTTGATGACAAAGTCGTAGCTATGAGTTTCGAATCTAGCAAGTTCGAATCTGGTGTCAATTCGGCTATCAATGCGTTGAACAAGTTGAAGTCAGCATTGAATTTTCCACATGCTGGCGAAGGTTTGGACGCAGTCAGTGCCTCTGCATCAAAGGTCGACCTCAATCCCATAGCAAGAGCTATCGACGCTATCAAGAGCAAGTTCAGTGCTCTATCCGTTGTTGCTCTTACCGTTCTGACCAATATCGTCAACAAAGCTGTTAACGCTGGTCTTCAATTTGCCAAATCGCTTACTGTTGATCCTATTATAGCTGGGTTTCATAACTATGAGACTCAGATCAACGCCGTTCAGACGATTCTGGCGAACACTGGTCTTACAGGTAAGAAGGGTCTGGCTCAAGTCAACGCGGCTCTGGCTGATCTAAATACGTATGCGAATAAGACCGTATACAATTTCTCTGAGATGGCCAGAAACATCGGTACCTTCACGGCTGCCGGTGTTGGGCTGAAAACATCAGAAGAATCGATCAAAGGTATTGCCAACCTGGCCGCTTTGTCAGGGTCTAGTGCTGATCAAGCTTCGTCTGCGATGTATCAGCTCTCACAGGCTATTGCCGCGGGTCGAGTCAAGCTGCAAGACTGGAACTCCGTAGTTAATGCTGGTATTGGCGGTAAGGTGTTCCAATCGGCGCTGTACAATACTGGCGTCGCTATGGGCACTATCAAGAACGCCAAGCTTGGCGAAACCTTTGAGCAGTGGACAAAAGCTGGTAATACGTTCAGAGGATCGCTACAGAGCGGCTGGCTCACTAGTAAGGTCTTGACGACAACGCTCAAGGGCTTTACTGGAGACATGACAACGGCCCAGTTGAAGGCTCAGGGCTACACGGACGCCCAGATCAAGAATATTGAGAAGATGGGCAAAGTAGCGTACGGAGCCGCTACTAACATCAAGACGCTGTCTCAGTTGTCACAGGCCTTGAAAGAGGAAGTGGCGACTGCATGGGCGGCCATCTTCAAAACTATATTTGGCAATCTCGGGCAGGCGACGACTCTATTCAGTGCCATTCATAATGTCGCCGAGAACGCTCTGACAAAGCCAATCTATGATTTGAACAAGCTTCTCGAGGCTTGGGCCAAGCTTGGTGGGCGCACGCTTCTCATTGATGGGTTGAAACAGGCGTGGAAAGACCTCGGAGCAGTGATGGCCCCGATAAAGGCCGCTTTCCGAGAGATCTTCCCGCCTGAGACTGCACAGAAGCTTGTCGATATGACTAAGGCATTCGACAACTTCATGAAGTCGCTTATGCCTAGTACCGCGACTATCGCTAATCTGAAACGCACATTCGCCGGGTTGTTTGCGATTCTTGATATTGGCAAGCAACTTATATCTGGCGTATTAACCGTTTTCGGTGAGCTCTTTGCCACGGTTGGCAAGGGCGGCGGTGGTTTCCTGAATCTTACTGGGAATATCGGTGATTTCCTAGTCTCGGTAGACAAAGCGCTCAAGAGTGGCAATAAGCTTCACGATTTCTTTGTCACTCTTGGCTCGGTTCTTGCCAAGCCGATTCAATTCTTGGAGCAAATGGCGACTGCTATTGGAAACCTCTTCAGTGGGTTTGGGTCAAAAACCTCCGGGGGATTTTCCATTGTAATCGGCGGCATGGCCGGAGCTCTTACTCCATTGCAGAAGGTTCTTGCCGGAGCAAAGTTTGCTTGGGATAACTTCTGGAACGGCATTGGCAATGTAACAACCAAGCTGACGCCTGCATTCAAAGCCATTGCCGATGAATTCAAGAATCTCGGCGATCAGATAAGTTCAGCATTGCAGAACATAAATTGGGCAGGTCTCCTTGATGTCATCAGGACTGGTCTTCTTGGCGGAATGTATCTGGTGTTCAAGAAGTTCTTCGGCGGTGGATTCAAGGGTCTACTTGGCGGTGGTGTTTTAGAGAGTGTCAGTAGCTCGTTCGAAGCTTTGACTGGCACACTCAAATCCATGCAGCAGACTATCAAGGCTGCCACGTTGCTTGAAATTGCGGCTGCTGTTGGAATCCTTACCGCTTCGATTGTCGCCATGTCTCTGATTGACGAGAAGAAGCTCGATAAGGCTTTATCAGGAGTCATGATAGCTATGGGCGAGCTTCTTGGCGCCATGGCTCTTCTCAATAAGATCAGCCTTACCGGTGGATTCCTCAAGATGCCGCTTATCGCCGGATCCATGATCCTACTGGCCACAGCTGTCGATATTCTGACACTGGCCGTGGGGAAACTCGCTGGTATGAGCTGGGAACAGCTTGCCAAGGGTCTAGGCGGAGTTGGTGCGCTTCTCGCTGGTCTAGCTCTAGTTGCCGGACCTCTTTCCAAGAGTACCACAGGACTGATCACCGCTGGCGTAGGTATTACAGCTATTGCCGTGGCTTTGAATATTCTGGCGCTAGCTGTCAAGCAGTTCGGCGGTATGAGTTTGGACCAACTTGGTAAGGGCATGACTGCTGTCGCCGTTTCACTAGGCGGCATCGCTCTGGCTTCAAAGCTATTCCCTTCCGGCATGATTCAAATTGGTGCCGGTTTGGTTGTCGTTGCCACGGGGCTCAAGATACTTGCCGGAGCTGTTGCTTCGTTTGGCGGGTTGTCTTGGGCTGCGATCGCCAAGGGTATGGCCTCGATTGCCGCTGCGCTCGTCATTATTGCTGGCGCTATGGAAATCATGCCCAGCAATATGGTAGTCACAGCAACAGGACTCTTGCTGATTTCGGTCGCTTTGAAAGGTGTTGCCAGTTCCATTGAAAGTCTTGGTGGACAATCGGTGGGCACCTTGGCAAAGGGCATAGTCAGTTTGGCTGTGGCTCTAGGCGTTCTTGCGATTGGAATGGATGCCATGTCAGGCAGTCTCGCCGGTGCTGCAGCTTTGGCTGTTGCTGCTGCCAGCTTGACTTTGCTTGCACCCGCTTTGACATCGTTGGGGCGCCAGTCTTGGGGCGACATTATAAAGGGTTTGGTCTCGCTCGCGGCGGCCTTTGCCGTTCTGGGCGTTGCCGGACTTGCGTTGGCTCCTGTCTCTCCTGCATTGCTGGCTCTTGGCGCAGCGTTGCTTCTCATTGGCGGCGGTTTGGCGTTGGCTGGTGCTGGCATAGCTCTGGTCGGTGTAGGACTCAGTGCTATCGCCGTATCCGGTCCTGCAGCTCTTGCCATACTCGTTAAGGCATTTACCGATTTCATGGCGCAACTGCCTCTGTTTGCAAAGAGTGTGGTTGACGCTTTGGTGTCGATGGTAACAGAAATAGCCAATGCGGCTCCACAATTCGTCGCATCGCTCGGGAAGATCCTCGTAGCGCTTTCGCAAGCTGTCGTTGCCGCGGCTCCACAACTAGCCAAGGCGTTTGACGCTCTTATTCAAGCTGCATTGCAAGTTATTATAAACAATTTCCCGAATTTGGTTAATGCCGGTGTGCAGATGTTGCTCGCGCTTCTCCGTGGCATAAGAAATAATATAGCGCAAGTTACGTCCATGGTTTCGCAAATTATTATCACATTCCTAAATTCAATTTCGAACCATCTCGGCGAGATAGTAGCCGCTGGTGTAAATGTTCTTATACACCTAGTACAAGGCATAGCGAACAGTCTTAACAGAGTAGTCAATGTCGCCGGTAATTCCGTTTCCAGTTTTGTTATCGGTATTGGCAACAACCTTGGCAAGATTGTCAGTGCTGGTGGAACCGCCATTGCTAAATTCGTCACTGGCATTAGTGATGGTGCTGGTAAGGTAATCAGTGCCGGTGCGGATGCAATTGCGCATATTCTCACTGGTATTGGTAACAATGTTGGTAAGATCGTTAATGCTGGTGTAAACGCAATTGGCAAATTTATATCTGCGATTGGTAGTGGCGCTAACCAGTTGGTCAATAAGGGTGCCGACTCTGTTATCAGCTTCATGAACGGTGTCGCTAATACGCTTAAGACCAAAGAACCTCAGATAATGCAGGCCGGATGGAATATCGGTTGGTCCATGGTGCAAGGCATGATCAACGGTATGGGAAGTCTGGCCGGTGCAGTTGTATCCAAGGCTGAGAACATTATTGGCGGTATTCCGGGTGCGGTGAAGAAACTCTTGCACATCGGGTCTCCATCCAAGGTCTTCTATGACATTGGTGTAGATACGATTCAGGGCATGATCAACGGTATCTCGGATCAGCAAGATAATGTTACTTCCGCGGTGACGGATATGACCAACGCTATGATCGATTCTCTGAGTGTGATCCCAGATACGCTCAGTAGCGTGGCTGATATGAATCCGGTAATTACACCTGTACTGGATTTGACTCAGGTGCAAGCGGGTGCAACCCAGATGAATGCGCTAATCAACACTGCACCGGTGGTCGGATCTACGTCTTATGGACAAGCTTCGACCATATCCTCGTCACAAGCTCCTCCAGGCGCTACTGGGGATACCACAGGACAGTCAGGAACCACGATAACCTATCAGCAGAACAATTACTCACCTGAATCACTGTCTGAGATCGAGATTTACAGACAGACAAAGAATCAGCTGTCACAATTGCGAACTGCACTTGCTATTGGCTAATTATATTTGGAGATGATGATGCCCAGGAAGACTAAGGTTGGCTGTATCATAGGTTTATTCGTCGTACTGTTTTTCTGGGCTTTCATCATTTTAATGATTATCCTAATTGGAATGGAGGGCTGAATAAATCGTGTTGACTAAACTTGAAGCATATAGCGCGTGGTTAGACGCCCCGACGCTATCTTTGAGTGATACTGGTAGAGAAGAAACAGATCTGATCCAAATTCGAGCTATTACAGGCTTGGATCCGGTCCAGGCCACGGTCAACACCTCGCCATTCGGATCTGTTGATGGAGTAGCTTACATAGGCAGTAACGTAGCATTTCGAAATCCCGTTCTCACACTTCATCCAAATCCCGATTGGAGTACTTGGTCCTTTGAGAGTCTTAGAAGACTCCTCTATTTATATTTTATGCCGAAACTGGAAACACGTTTGGTTTTCTACAGTGACGATATGCCTCCGGTGGAAATCTATGGATATGTCGAAGACACAAACGTCAATCAGTTCAGTAGAGACATAGAGATACAAGTTTCGATCATTTGTCCAGATCCATATTTTACAGCAGTTAATCCAACGATTGTCACTGGGCAATCTGATCGTGATGACACAACCCCCGCAGAGATTCAATATAATGGTTCAATTGGTACAGGGATAAATGTAGAAGTATCTCGATCTTCCGATCCTGCACCCACTACTATCGGAGTACAGATCGGGGATCCGTCATCTTCATTTTTCAATGTCACCGCTTCGGTGGATGCGACAAAGTATTTCTTGCTGAACTCTTTGTCTGGAAACAAGTTCGTCCAAAACGTGTCATTGACCAACGGTGTCATTACGAACCTGCTTTCCAAGATTCAATCCGGATCCTCTTGGCCGATTCTGCAACCAGGCCAAAATAACTTCGCTGTCATCACGGACAAGGGCGTACAAGATTGGCAGCTTACATATTATGAGCGTTATGGAGGTCTCTGAGTGGAACTCTTTACGCTGAACAGAGGTTTCATCAAGCAGTACGAGATTGACAAATTCACATCAGCCATCTGGACCGAGCGATATTACGGCGATAGTGAAATCGAGTTGGTTGTCCCAGCAACGATGGATATGATCCAACAGCTACCGGTTGGGACGTTCGTAGGCCTTGTTGGAAGCAAAGAAATCATGCTGATCGACACGATTGACAACGAAAGCGGCCAACTCAAAGTAACCGGGCAAGGGCTTTTGCCGTTCCTCAATAATCGGTTCATTCGTGATACAGCATTGCACGAAAACAGATATTGGAATCTTGCTGGAGTTCCTGGCTGGGTGTTGTGGGCCATTGTCTA